CCACCCCAAACCCGCTCTAATCTAAGAAAGGAAAAACCTCACGTGGTTGCCACCCAACGTGAGGGGTCGTGGAAATTACCATCGAATCGTAATGATTTTCCAGTTCCACCTGTTCATCTGGCGTGATGCCGTATGCAAAATAAAATGATGATCGGGCCTCAGAGGTGATAACACTCTCAATCCTGTCGCCCTTCAATCCCACTTCTCTCATATACCACGGCAACATCTCGTCAAACTCACAAGCAACAACCTTCTTACGCCAGTTCTTACGATAGGGACAGCCAGACCGCTGATACATTTTATAAAAGGATTGAAAAATAGGCATCCCACCTGCTAAACTCAAACCACCCGTTCCCACGGCATGCAACCACGTAGCCAAGAATGCTTCAGAAACAATTTTAGGATCTTTAAGCAGTACGGCATCTTTGGCTATCGCTGTGTATGGGTTGCGACACATCACCCACATACTCCCATCAAAAACCGGCCTCGTTTGACAGAATTCTATGTGTTCGAACATATATGCTGGATCTTCAACCTTCATATTGAAGCCCATTTCACGGAACCAACTTTTAACATGTTTTTGGAACTTGCGCAAATTTGATTTCTCCATGAACACTACACAATCATCACCATTATTCGCCAACTGTACATCGATATTAAGCCCAAGAGAATAAGCTTTAATCATCATACACATAAGTATACAGTTACCCAATGACGTGTTCATGTCACCGCTCATCCTAGTGCCTTTAATATTATATTTCAAAGAACCATCCTCAACATAACCAGAACATTTATTGTTTAATTGGTATGACAACAACTTGGCAAGGTTCTTTTTATCTTTCTTACGTTTAAAGCATAAAGGATATATAGTGTGTTCAAATTCCAAAGCATCTATAGATACATGTTGATCAAACCGTGATGCATCGAGTCCAACAGCCACAGGATTGTTGAATCTATTCCATTTATCCAACATCAATGATGCAGTTTCCTGTACTGTGACCCCTTTCATTACCGTTTTATGTCCGAATAACTCACCCAGCGCATCGAAAATAGGCTCTTCAATCCTACGCAAATAACGTGCTAGCCTTAAATTGAACTGGGGAGTTCTAGGTGATATGACCCTGGGAACAGGATCCTCTTTACTAGTGCGATCTGTCTTCTCATACTTCACAAATACCGACACCTCGGATTCCTTGGCTACATCAGAATGTGTTGTCCTGATACACTCCAAGGCACGTTCATACCTCAATCGCTTGCGACCCCGGAATGTCTGAACCGTAGATTCATAATTCAACGGGATGGTCGAGGGCAAGTGAGGCACTAATAGCTCCCGAACAGGCTTCATGCGCTGTTCAAAAAGCCCAGGCACCGGTTTTGGGGGCGCACAAAACGCACCATCCTCTTTAACAAGGAAGACACG